ACGCGGATGCCGTGGACAGCCGGATCCTCGGCGTGATCCAGGGCGGCCTCTCCTTCGGCGCCAAGCTCCTGGTGTGATGAAGCGCATCACCTTCCTGAACCCGCTCGGCCTCGCCGGGCGCTTCGTGACCGTCCGCCTCGGCGACGAGCTGTCCAAGCAGCTTGCCGCCGGGGAGGAGGTCGCGCTGATCGGCCCCGAAGGGAAGCCGATCGGCTACGCAAAGGCCGCCGACTGCTGGTGTGGCGACCTCGCTCTGATTCCTGCGTCCATCCTGGAGATGGAGCAGAACCCCCTCCAGCGGACCTACTCCGGGCTGATCATGGGCCTCCGGGCTCAGATGGCCCTCGACGGATCCGACGGGGAGCTGAAACCGACCAACAAGGTCACAGCTCTGATCCTCGACTTCACCCGTGCGAACCTCCTGAAGGTCTGAACCCATGCGAGTCAACAAGCTGTTCTTCAGCGGCCGTCTGTGCCGCGATCCCGAGACCCGGACGACCGGGGGCGGGGAGTCCGTGACCAACATCACCTTGGCGCAAGACACCAAGAAGAAGGGGCCGGGCGGGACCTGGGTGGATGGTGACCCCATCTTCCTGGACGTGGCCATCTGGGGCACGAGGGGCGAGGCGTTCGCTCGCCACCACCGGAAGGGCGACATGGCCCTGGTCGAAGCTCGCCTGCGCCTCGACACGTGGGACGACAAGCAGAGCGGGGCCAAGCGCTCGAAGCTGAAGGCCGACGCCGTGGACTGGCACTTCGCGTCCTCGTCGAAGGCCGAGCCGGAGTCGATGCCCGCCGCGCGCGAGGATGACACGCCGTTCTAGCGGCTGAGCCGAGCGAGACGACTTGCCAAGGTCGTCTCGCTCGGGTATCCTCCTTGAAAGGCCGCTCGCAAGCGCCTCGGAAGCCATGACCACGAAGAACATCCCCTGGAAGGTGACCTTGAAGGGTCGCCACCTCGACTCGGGCTCGATGAAGGCCGGATCCGCGCGCGAAGTGCTGGATGCGGTTCTCGCTCGGGAGGTCGGCGAGTTCCTGATCAAGCCGGAAGAGTCGTACACCATACAAGCTGGAGACCTGTTGGCCTCCAGCTACGGCGACGAGTTCGAGGCGTTGCGCGGTGCCTCCTACCTGGACGAGACGAAGCTGGAGCCGTCGGGCCATCTCTTCGGTCCGGCCATCGCGGCTTGCCCCGGGGGAGGCGAGCACGACATGAACGGGGATCACCTCGACCCGCTGACGGGCGACCTGTACCCAAAGTGCCGGAAGTGCGGCCTGACCGGGGAGGAGCCCTGTCGAAGGGCCTTGAGCCCCGAGGAGCTGCAGTCGCAAGCCGACGCCCTTGGAGGGGATCCGGTCAGCTGGGACAACCCGTCCGCCGATCCCTTGGGCGACGTTCAACGCGCCATCGCCGACATGGACCCCGATCGAGTCCGAGAGGACCGCGAGATTGCGCGCGCGATCGAGAAGGCGAGCGCTGATGGGGACCTCGACCCGGCCGCTGCTCGGGACCTGCTGAAGGCGATTGCCCAAGGGGTCGCGCGGAAGGTCGTCAGGAAGCTCGCCGAGGACGCGATGCGGAAGGCCATCAGCGGGACGTTCAACATCGACCCCACCAAGCACCTCGGACCTCGATGCGCGACGCCCGCCGACCACCGCCTGTACCGGGGACGGAACGAGGCGATGAGCGCAGAGGAGTTCGGTTGCCTGAAATGCGGGAAGCGCTACCTGATGCCGGACTCGGCGATCATCTCAGGCGGGTTCGACCTGGAGACCGCCGCGCGGGAGGCGCTGTCGGCATGAAGCACTTCATCGCGCGCGGGGCTAGGTGGGTGGCCGTGTTCAGCGCGGTCAACGAGGTCGAGGCGGCCCGCGTCGTGCTCGCCCTCTTCGACGCGGCTGGTGTGAAGCCGGAGGAGTCCGAGGTCATCGAGTTCTTCCCCGACCAAACGGGCGGGGTACTATTGGACAGAGACGGCCGCGAGGCCGCGAGGATAGGCTGACACCATGCGAACGCTCTTGAACCCCGACCTGTTGGAGATGATCGTGGCTCGCGCGCAGCGGGCGGGCTCGACCGAGGAGAGGACGTGGGAGGAGGCCCGACGGCCGACGGTGGGCGCGCTCCTCGGGAAGGGGGAGGACGACGAGACGCTGCCACGGGGGCTCTGGCTCCTCAGCCCTGACGTGGACTCGGAGCTTTGGCACACGGTCGCGTTCTTCAACGATCGCTGGTGGTACCTGGGGCTCTGGTACAAGGGTGGGCAGAAGGAGGCCGCGCGGAGCGGGTTCCTGCCGGTCCTCCACGGAGGCGTCCCCGTCCCGCGCTTCTCCCTGAACGCTCGGGCCTTCGTCGCGCGAGCCAAGCACACGACCGAGGACACCCCGTGCCCCGATTGCGCGGCCTCGGGCAAGTGGCGGGTCCTCTCGAAGGGCGAGACGGTCTTGGAGGGCGAGGTCGAATGCCCCCGCTGCCGAGGCAAGGGTCAGCTGCAGCTTCCGTCCCGCGCGCCGGAGGTCTCCGAGGTCACCTTGCGACGGATCAAGGTCGAGACATCGGGCGGCTGGAACCAGGCCCGCGTGGAGTACTGCTCGGGCGAGTCCGGGGGCTCCATCTACTATGAATGGGACCTGTTCGACTCGCGCGAGGAGGCGATGGCTCAGGCCGAGCTTCTAGCGGCCGAGGAGCGCGATGGCCTCGACAAGGGGCCGGAGAAGCCCGCGCGTGACCTCTTCCGTGACATCCGCTACTTCCACTACCGGGACGCCCTCGTGGAAGAGGCGCAGAGCGAGATGCGCCGGGTGCGCTACGACTACGGCTACCTGCAGGAGCGTTGCATGGAGCTGATCGGGGAGGAGTGGTCGCTGTACATCGGCGAGGGCGGGGTCAAGGATGACGAGGGCTTCGAGGAGGCCGTGAAGGGTGCTGGCCACCCCGACAAGCCGACGCGCGAGCTGATCGCGGCGTGGCTGATGAGCGGCGGGCTCGGAGCGCGCGACTCGAAGGCGTACCTGGAATGGAAGGCGGAGAAGCGCAAGGAGTGCCACTGTGACTGACGCCGTGTACGGCTCCGTCCGGGACATCCTCGTGATCGTCGCCCAAAGGGGACGGACTCGGCGCGGATTGATCTGGACGTGGACGGTCCTGGACGACGAGTTCCACCGTTCCAACGTGCTCTTGGTAGCGGTCGCGCTCGCCAAGGGCCTACTGAAACACGACGGGGGCAACGGCCTCCGCCTGACCCGAGCCGGGAAGCGGCTCATGAACCTCCGATGGAGACCCTGAACGATGTACACCACAGACAATGAACGAGTCGCAGCCCTTCGAGTCCTCCGCTACGCGAAGGCGCAGACCCCTTTGACCCTGACCCCGGCGCGGAAGGCCGTGTTGGACGGCCTCGTTGCTCGTCGCCTCGTCGAGGTCGTCGGGTCGCGCAAGAGCGGGACGCTGGTCAAGCTCGCGCGCGGTGGCGAGGACGAGCTGCGGGTGTTGGAGGGCTTGGTCGGGGAGAAGATGGGCGGCGACTACGCTGCCTCCCAGGCCGCTCGAAGGGCGCGCGGCGGGAAGCGGTAGAAGGATGTGGCAGGACTGGGTCATGTCGGGTTGCGCCTTCGGGTTCTGTGCGGCGGTCGCGTTGGCCGTCGTCCGAAGGGAGCGGATCCCCGTCCCGACCGGGGCGATCACGGGAGCGCTGCTCTTGGTGATGGCCTCGACCCAGCTGACCCTCGGGCTCTGGAGGTCGGCCCTGCTGAACTACCTCTGCGGGGGTCTCTGGTTCCTGTTGGCCTGGAGGAGTCGATCATGAAGATGCGAATGACGTGGCGCTTTGCGATGTTGCTGGTCCTGCCCCTCGTGATCGTGCTCGAACCGGCCGACTGGAGATGGGCGACGGCCGGGGTAGCCTCGGGCGCGATGGTACTCGACGCGGCCTGCGCCTGGGTCGCGTTCTTCAGCGCCCGCCGGACCTCGACGCCTCCTCCGCCGATTCAACCCCCCGCTCGGGAAGATTCAACCTCGCAGGTCCCACTCCCGCCCTCCGTGAAGGAGCGCGCCAGGGAGGTCCGGAAGCGCCTCGGGACCGACCGCATCGTGGAGTGAGGGGTAGACTTTGATTCACAGCCCGCTTTGATCCCGGGCCGTTTCGCCTTTGATCTGATCCTCACGTTCTACCAGGAACGTAGTGGGGATACCAGCTAGGTCTCTGATCGCTTTGATTCTTCGGAAGTGATCTGTTTGCCCGTATAGCACTCCGGAACGAGGGGGTACACACACTTGTTTACTATCCTCTTCTTCTATTCAAAGGAGTCTAAGTAACAGAGACCTCCCACAGTAGACCTGGCCTTGGGCTGACTGTGAATCAGAGCGCGGCTCCTCGGAATCAAAGACTTGGTGACTTCAAAGACTGACTCCCCTCCGACGTCACCTTGGGCAAGCTCGACGAGGAACGCTCCGTGGGGCGTTCCGTTCGACCCACCGAGGGGCTACCTTTTGGGGACATGGCGAAGCGCCCCAAGCTGACTGATGCTGAGAAGGCTGCCAACGTGGCGGCCGGTCTCACCCCCACTGGCAAGATCCCGATGAGGGGGAAGAACGCCCCCAACACGAAGAACGGGACCAACACCCCCGCCGAGTTCCCTCCGGGCGACTACCGCTGCATGGGGACGGCCTTCACGGCGAAGCGCAAGAACGAGTACCTGCGCGTGCTGAAGGAGTCGGGTGAGCGAACCCTCGCGCGCGCGGCCGTCGGCGTCTCCGAGCGGACTGTCACCAAGCACCGCTGTGAAGACTCCATCTTCAGGGACGCCGAGGACGAGGCCCGCCGTCAGCACGCGGCGATCTACAGCCAGGAGATGATCCGCCGTGGTGTCACCGGGATCCAGAAGCCGGTCTATGGTTCCCTCGGGGGCCAAGGCGCGGGCGTCGGGGTCGTCGGCTGGGTCACCGAGTACAGCGACCGCCTCCTAATGGAGCAGGCTCGGCGCCACGAGGCCGAGTACACCCCCAAGACGAAGGTGGAGACGGTCAACATCAGCTCCACGGCCATCGGCCTCGGAGACCTCTCCCCCGAGTCGCAGGAGGACCTGCGCCGGATCCTCGAACGCGAGCTGGCCAAGCCCCCGAAGGATGATCCCGCTTCGTGATCGCTGTAGGGAATGCAAGCGGGACCTCCGCGAGGTCGCCCCACGATGCGTCGTCATCGTGCTTCCGAGCGCGAAGCTGCCCCCTGGAACCATCTCCTGGCAAGTGACCGGCAAGTACTGCTCCTCGGACTGTGCGATCAACGCGACCTCCCGAGGCTACACCAAGAGGAAGAACCAACCATGAGCGATCCCCTCCCCCTCAGCCAAGCCGACGCCAAGACCCTCGCTGCCGAGCTTGCGGCCGCCCTCGGACGCGAGCAGGGCGGAGCGCTCCTGGAGCGCGCCCGGGCGATGACCCTCCTCAACGCCAACAAGCCGGGGACCCAGACGAGCGAGTTCAAGATGGCCTGCCTCGGCGCGGTCGTCGGGCTCGTGCTCGTCCTCGCTGGGGCGTTCAACAGCCAACCCGAGCTTCAGGCCTCGGGCTTGGACCTCGTACAGTGGTCGGTCGCGGGCTACGCGGTCAGCCGGGGCATCGCCAAGGCCGGAGCTGCCAAGCAACCCCCTGCCGCCTCGTGACCGACCACCACCCTTCCATCTCCGTCCTCGACCGCGCGATGGCCAACCCGGCCCTCGCCCTGGACGAGCTTCGACGGCTGAAGTGCGAGCGCTCCCTGATGGCGTTCACTCAGGAGATGTGGTCGGAGCTTGAGCCCGGGACGCCCCTCGTGACCGGATGGGTCATGGAGGCGATCTGCCAGCACCTCGAAGCGGTCGAGCGAGGGGACATCAAGCGCCTCCTCATCAACGTCCCTCCTGGCTTCATGAAGAGCATGCTCGTCAGTGTGTTCTTCCCCGCCTGGCTGTGGGGTCCGAGGCGGAGCGCGCACAAGCGGATCATCTCCACGTCCTACGGGCAGGACCTCGCCATCAGGGACAACCTCCGCTGTCGCCAACTCATGGAGTCCGAGACCTACCGGCGCTGGTGGGGCTCGGAGTTCGAGTTCAGCGGCGACCAGAACGCCAAGGTGAGGTACGAGAACACCAAGCGCGGGTTCCGCCAAGCGGCCTCGACGGGGAGCGCCTTGACGGGCCACCGAGGCGACATCCTCATTGTGGACGACCCCCACAGCGTCAAGTCCGCCGAGTCCGAGGCCGAGCGGAAGGACACCTTGTCCTGGTTCGGCGAGACCCTGCCGACCCGCTTCAACAACCAGAAGGAGGGCGTGATGATCGTCATCATGCAGCGCCTCCACGAGCAGGACGTATCGGGCTTCATCCTGGAGGGAGGCGAGGGCGGGAAGCCCCTCCCCGGCTACACGCACCTCATGATCCCCATGGAGTTCGAGGTGGACCGGAAGTGCACCACCTCGATCGGTTGGACCGATCCTCGCACCACCGAAGGAGAGCTTGCCTGGCCCGAGCGGTTCGCGCGCGAGGAGGTCGAGGACCTGAAGGAGACGTTCAGGGCCTCGGGGGGCGAGTACGCCGTTGCTGGCCAGCTCCAGCAGGCTCCCGTACCTCGCCACGGTGGCATGTTCCAGCGCGAGGACTTCCAGTTCATCGACCGCCTCCCCCCTGGGCTATCCCTGATCTGCCGAGGCTGGGACCTCGCGGCCACGAAGGACGGGCACGGCGCTCGGACGGCCGGAGTCAAGATGGCCTGCCACGCTGGCAAGACCTACATCATCGACGCGCAGGCCGGGCGCTGGGGTCCGAACGAGGTGGCCACCCGGATTCGGTCTTGCGCCGAGGCGGATGGGCACTCGGTCGTCCAGTCCATCCCTCAGGACCCGGGTCAGGCCGGGAAGGCACAGAAGTCCTACCTGGGATCGGCCCTGATGGGGTTCGACTTCCACTTCAGCCCGGAGTCGGGCTCGAAGGAGGACCGCGCACGACCGCTGTCTGCCCAAGCAGAGGCGGGCAACCTGTACGTCGTCCGAGGGGCTTGGAACGAGGACTTCATCAAGGAGTGCTGCTCGTTCCCGACCGGGAAGCTGATGGACCAGGTGGACGCGGCCTCGCGCGCCTTCGCCTGGCTGGTCAGTCACGTCCCCGCCGACATCGGGGCCGGTCCCGAGGTGATCTGACGAAGAGAGGGCCGAGGATGATGAGTCCTCGGCCCTCGACCGACAACATGAGGCTCGGGCTGCCCGACGAAGAACACCCAAGCCAACGGAATCCTACCGCCACTTGTTGCTAAGGCAAGCCCCGTCGTCGATATTCCACCATGGCCCTCTCGCTCGAACCCCTCTTGGACATCTTCCGGGGCAAGTCCAAGCCCTCCCCCTACAAGTCCGAGGGCGGCCCCGGTGTCGCGGTGTTCGGAGGCTACGTCGAGGAGGCGGAGACCAACGCCAAGGTCGCGGGCCACGAGAAGTACCGCACCTACACCAACCTCCTCGCCAACGTCTCGATCGTGGCGGCCTCGGTTCGGTTCTTCCTGAACCTGACGGCCAAGGCCGATTGGAACGTCCAGGCGGCCGACGAGTCCGAGGAGGCACAACGGATCGCGGAGTGGTTCGAGGCGGCCATCCACGACATGACGACGCCCTGGCACCGGGTCGTCCGCCGCGCGGCCCTGTACCGCTACTACGGCTTCAGCGTCCAGGAGTGGACGGCCAAGAAGAACGAGGATGGCTCCATCGGCATCCTCGACGTGGAAGCCCGCCCTCAGCACACGATCGAGCAGTGGGACGTGGACGAGTCGGGGACGGTCCTCGGCGTCCTCCAGCGCTCGCCCCAGACCTTCAAGAGCATCCCCCTCGACCGCAACCGCCTGGTCTACATCGTGGACGACTCCATCACGGACTCGCCCGAGGGGCTTGGCCTCTTCCGCCACGTCGTCGAGGCGGTCGAACGCCTCCGCGAGTACGAGCGCCTGGAGGGGATTGGGTTCGAGACTGATCTGCGTGGTATCCCCGTCGCGCGCGCGCCGATCACTGAGATGCGGAAGATGGTCCAGGCCGGGACGCTGAGCCAGGATCAGGCCGATACCCAGCTCAACGCCATGCGGACCTTCCTCCAGAAGCACAAGCGGACGGCGAACCTCGCCCTGCTGCTGGATTCCAAGGTGTACGAGTCCACGGGCGACAACCGGAACCCCTCCGGCCAACTCCAGTGGGGCCTCGACCTCCTGAAGGCTGGCGCGACCTCCGCCCCCGAGCTGGCCTTGGCCATCGCGCGCCTCAACCGCGAGGTCGCCCGCGTCCTCGGGACCGAGAACATCCTGCTGGGAGAGTCCGGAGCGGGCTCCCTGGCCATGGCGCGCGACAAGTCCGACCAGTTCGCCCTCGTCGTGGACGGGACGCTCAAGGAGCTGTCCGAGGGCTTCCAAGCCGACCTGATCAAGCCCTTCATGGAGCTGAACGGGTGGGACATGAAGCTCGCCCCGACCCTCGCCCCCGCCAAGATCCAGCACCGCTCGATCGACGAGATCACGGCCGCCCTGAAGGACATGGCCTCCGCCGGAGCGGTCCTCGCGCCGGACGATCCGGCCATCAACGAGATCCGCCGACTGCTCGGCCTGTCCGAGATCGACCTGGAGAAGGCGGCCGAGGACGCGGCGATCAACGCCGACCTGGAGCGCAAGAAGGCCGAGGCCGAGCTGGCCCTGACCGGCGCGAAGGCGGGAGCGGCGGGCGCGCAGCCGAAGCCGGGCGACGAGCCGACCCCCAAGAAGGAGCCTGTCTGAGATGGTCAGCACCCTCGTACCGCCCCCGGGTCCTGGAATCAACACCTACGTCACGCGGGCCGAGGCCGACCTGTACATGGCCGACTCTTTCGGCCAGTCTGCCCTTTGGGCCGCCCTTACCAACGACCAGAAGGATCAGGCCTTGCTGACGGCCTTCAAGCTCCTCGATCGCCAGGTGTGGCAAGGCGAGGCGACGGGTGAAGCCGACTTCCCCCGGACTGGCCTCACGGACTGCGCGGGGCTCGCGGTCGATGACTCGACGGTCCCCGACGACATCGAGTCCGCCCAGATCGAGCTGGCCTTTGCGATCACTCAGAACCCCGGCCTGGTCACCTCGACCTCGACGGACGACAACACCAAGCGCCTCAAGGCCGGTTCGGCTGAGATCGAGTTCTTCAACCGCGACGGGTCTCCCAGCCAGGTCATCGGGCGCTTCCCCGCCAACGTGATGGAGCTGATCCATTGCTTCCTCGCGTCCTACGCGGGCGCGCTCGGGGGCGCGGAGTCCTTCGGGACCGAGTGCCCGGAGACCTTCGACGTGGACGGCTTCGACCGCAACGAGCCCTTCTGACATGAAGCTCCTCCCCATCCTCTCCCTGGCCCTCGCGGCCTGTGCCTCCGCGCCCCGGTACGACTCCCAGCCCGTCCCCGTCGAGCTGACGGGCGTCATGCAGACGCTGGCGCTAGGGGCTCCCCCGGCCCGCTCCCTCGGCGTCACGCTCGTCGTCGCCGAGATCCCGGACGATCAACACGCCCTCGGCCTGACCTACGACGAGGGCGACGAGCAGTGGCTCATCGTCGTGGAGGCCCGGATGTGCCCCACGATGCAAGCCTGGGTGCTAGTTCACGAGTGGGCCCACGTCCTCCAAGGTGACTCCGGAACGTGCTGGGAGACCGACCATGGCCCCCTCTTCGGTGTCCTTTGGGCAGAGGCCTGGCGAGCGTACGTTGGCGAAGGCGACGAGGAAGGCGACTGATGGGCAACCACCTCTTCGGCAAGGACATCGCGGGCGTCATCAACGCCAAGCTGGGTCCGCTCCTCCTCCCCCTGACCCTCATCAAGGTGACCTCGGGAGCGCGCAACCCGGCCGAGCCTTCGGCGGGGACGACCCTGACCGAGGCGAACCACCCTGGCCGGGGCATCCTCGACTCGTACCGGGACAGCCAGTACGACGACACGATCATCAAGCGCGGCGACCGCAAGGCCCTGATCCTCGGAGACTCGCTGCCCGCTGGAGTGATCCCCGTTCCCAGCGACAAGCTCGTCATCGAGGGGCGTGAGTACAACGTGATCGGGGTCGAGAGGGACCCTGATGCCGCAACGTACACCTGCCAAGTCCGAGGAGCCTGACCAGTTTCAGGCTAGGATCCCTCCCGAAGAGACACAAGCGGACGTTGCGCCCGGTCCCGTCCGGCAGGCGACGCCCTCCCTGTACCCCAACCCGCCGAAGGCCAAGCGCAAGATGAACACCAAGAGGATGACCCAACCCTACACGCACGCGGCGGCCGTCACGCGAGACGACGCCACGGACCTCCCGAACATCTGCCGAGCCCTGTACATCGGGACCTCGGGGACGCTGCGCGTCACGATCGGCGGAGTGGTCGTCAACTTCGCGGCCGTCACGGCGGGCGACATCATCCCGATGGTGGTCACACGAGTACACCTCACCGGAACGAGCGCCACCGGCATCGTCGCGCTGAACTGATCGCATGGCGGAGACCTTCGAGGACCCGGCCCGACGGCTGGAGGAGTTGGCTGAGGCGATGGAACCCAAGTTCCGCGCCCGCTTCCTCGCAGTCATCGCCACCATCAAGGACGCGATGAGCCTGGAGAACATCCAGAAGCTCCTCCAGGCCGGTCTCGTGGACGAAGCCCTGGTGACCGCCGAGGTCGCGGCCCTCCGGATGTCCTCGACGTTCACCGAGGTCGTCATCATCTCCGGGGAGGCGACGGCCGCTGTGATCGGGGACGCCCTCCAGATCATCGTCGAGTTCGACCACCTCAACCGAGGCGCGCTCGACGTGATGACCCAGAACAAGCTCCGCCTCGTGGAGGGCTTCGTCGAGGAGCAGAAGCGCGCGACGCGCGAGGCACTGATCGACGGGATCCAACGCGGGCTCAACCCGGTCGAACAGGCGCGCAACTTCCGCGACTCGATCGGCCTGACCGAGTACCAGCAGAAGATCATCAACAACTACCGGCGCCAGCTCCAAACCCTCGACCGCGACTTGTTCGACCGAGCGCTGCGAGACAAACGGTTTGACTCAACGGTCCGGCGCGCGATCGAGGAGGGCCAGAACCTGACGCCCGCCCAGATCGAGCGGATGGTGGACCGCTACCGCGAGAAGTGGATCAAGTACCGCAGCGAGGTGATCGCGCGGACCGAAGCCCTCCGAGCCGTCCACGCGGGGAACCACGAGATGTACCGTCAGGCCGTCGAACGCGGCGACCTCGACATCAACGACCTCGTCAGGACCTGGGACACCTCCAAGCGCCCGAACGTCCGCGACTCCCACCGCTTCATGGAAGGGCAGCAGCGACGTTTGGACCAGCCCTTCCTCTCCGGCTTGGGCAACGCGCTGATGGTCCCAGGCGACATGAATGCTCCGGCGGCTGATACCGTCGAGTGTAAGTGCGCAGTTACGACCCGTTTCACCAATGCCGCGAAGGAGGCCGCCAACGCGGTCCTAACCTCCGCACAACCCTTCTAGGACACATCCCATGCACAAGAGCAAGACCCCGAGTTCATTCCCCAACCTCAAGACCGACGGAGCCCGCCAGCGGGCCGGTCGCGCCCCGACGCCCAACACGGCTTCGGGCGTCAAGCTGGTCCAGGAGGCGTTGCTGCCTCGCAAGGCCGTGTTCCACATCGACACGACCATCGCTATCACGGAAGCGCTCGACTACGCGAGCGTGAAGCTGTGCGACATGCCGACGGGGCAGTGCCTCGTCCTCGGCGCGCTGGCGAAGCTCGTGGCGACGGGCGCGGGCGGGGTGGACACGATCACCAACCTCGACGTGGCCGTGGGAACGGCGGCGGCCTCCAACGCGACCCTCTCGGGCACGATGGTGAACGTCCTGACCAAGATCGACTCGGCCGCCCTCGGCGTCGTCGAAGGTGCGAACAGCGCGGCCCTCTCGGTCGCGGGCGCGACCCCCGACCTGTTCCTCAACATCGCGGTCGCCTCGCTCGCGGTCGATGGCACGGTGCGCCTCGTCGGCCGCATCGAGGTCACCTACCTGGAGTTGGGCAACGCGGCGGCCTGATCCCCTCGGTGGGCCTAGTGAATCCTCCCATGGGGACTTGACTAGGCCCACCCATTCCGACTACTCACTGAGGTCTCCCTCCAGATGACGACCAAGAACCAGATCCGGACCAACATCAAGGTCACGAAGGTCGATGCGAGCCTCGGGCTCGTCCTCGGCTGGGCGATCGTCTGCAAGGTCGATGGCCAGCCCTACTTCGACCTCCAAGGGGACCACATCCCCGAGGACGTGATGCTGAAGGCGGCCTCGGACTTCATGGAGAACAGCCGAGCGGCGAAGGCGATGCACGCTGGACCCGATCGAGGCTCCATCTTGTTCGCCTTCCCGATGACGGAGGAGATCGCCAAGGCGTACGGGATCGACACCAAGGGCAAGTACGGCCTGATGGTCGCTGCCAAGTTCGACGCCGAAGTGCTCGCCAAGTTCGACTCGGGTGAATACACCGGGTTCAGCATCGGCGGCTGGTACGGCGACTACGACGAAGAGGAGACCGCCTGATGGCACAGCCCCCGTACAAGCCCGCTCCCCGCAAGCGGCGCATCCTCCGCTCCCTCACCGTCGATGAGGTCTCCGGCGTGGACAAGGCGGCCCAGGTCCCTGCCCAAGCGCTCCTGCGGAAGCGTGCCCCGGTGGGCAACACCGCCGAGGAGCTGGCCAAGAACGGCTACGACCGCCCGATGCTGACGACCGAGGCGGACGGTCACCAACACGTCCTCGACGACTGTGGCCAGGGAGGCGAGACCTCCTGGACGCGCGGCGAGGGAGAAGAGTACGGGCATTCCCATCCGTGGGTGAGGATGCTCGACGGAACCCTGGTCATCGGCGCAGCCGACGGCCACACCCACGAAGTCATCCCGCAGACGGCCATCGCGGCCGCAACCAAGTCCGCCTCAAACGGCGGCGTCAACAAGGAAACTCCTATGACCCAACCCGTGACCCCGACGCCCGCCGACGCCAACGCCGAAGCGGTCGCCAAGAGCATCCGAGACCTCACCTCCCGCGCGGAGCGCGCCGAGGCGATCACCAAGCTGAACGCCGACGAGCGCGGCCTGTTCGACACGATGGACGAGAAGGGCCAGGGCGAGTTCCTGGTCAAGAGCGCGGGCGACCGCGCGGCCCTCGTCACCGCATCGAAGGACCGCAT